TTATTCCTCCTTTTTTATTAACTCTGATATCTTTCTTCCTGCTGACTTTACTACTTCATATTCTCCAATTGCAATTGCTAAAAGTAATACTATATTTACTATTCCTGTAACAACACCAGCGAAACTATAATCTGCCAAATAAACTATTCTTATTATTCCTACAATAATAGAAAATGCTAATGCTAACCATTTACTGTCTATAGTTTCTGGTAAAAATCTCTTAAATACTTGTGTAAGTAAAGTAATTATAGTAGAACACCCAACTACTGTTAAAAACATATCCATTGTAATAAATTCCATAATATACACCTCCTCCCTACTTCTTTGCTACCATTTTTTCTAAATTTTCTTCTATAAAAAACTTCAAACGTAGCATTTCTGTTCTTTCTTCATCTGAAAATGATTTTTTAAACCTTTGCGTATACTGAACTGCTAAGAAACCAATTGGTTCTCCCATTTTGTTGTTAATAACTATATCGTAAAAAGATTTTATTCCTTGGTCTTTTTTTAAAGTATATGTAGCAGGCATTTTGTCTTTAATTTCTTCTAAATCATAAATTTTTAATTCTTCCTTATCTAATAAAACTTTTGTAAAAATAGGAAGGCAACTTAAAGGTATAGACTGTAAATACATTTGACATGCTTTTATATTAGCTTTACATACTTCATAGCTGCAGCTTGTTTTTAATGCACTTCTGCCATTTGCATAATGTCCGACCGATTATGAAAATCGTATACTTGCACACGGTCAGCCCCAAGAACTTCTTTTACTCGTTCCATTTTATCAATAATTTCTAAGTCTATTGAACATTGCTTTTTTATTTTTTTAGGTAATGCTGTTTCTATTTCTTTTTTAGTTTTTTTAATTGCTACTATTAGACCACATAATGACATTACTATAGCTGTTAAACTTAATAAAAATGAGTTTATATTTTCCATCTTTAATTCCTTTCATTTTCAGGAGAAAGCATAAGCTTTCCCCTATTTACTTTTTGTTAACTTATTTTTATACTTTTGCATCATTTTTGATTTAGCATAGTCTTTACACTTGGATTTTAGCTTGTCCAAATATTCTTCACTATATATTCCTTGTTTCTTATATTTTTGATACTGTGAATAAGCTAATTTCTCATATTCTTTTTTCATTTCTTCTGTCAAAGACAAAGTATAATTATTCTTAGATAATACGTCTCTACTAGGATAAAATTGCAAAGAATCTAAGTCACTAGTACGTGTTGTATATATAGGGTCTTTTCCAAGTGCCTTTCTAGCAACATCTGTTTTCTGTTCTTGTAAAGGTCTTATTTTATCTGCTTTTTCTGTTCCAGACATTGTTAAATCTTTTTTGATAGCTTTTATTTGTTTATTTAATGCTGCCATATCCGAAGTAGCCTGTTTTAATGTCTCTAGCTGTTTGTTTTCTTCTGATGTAATAGTTCCACCATTTAGCTTTTTTGTTAATTCGTTTTTTAATGTATAAATTTCATCAATAGAAGCGGAATTTTCATTTACATTTACTACAAATCTTTTTCCAATAGCATTATCCTCTGCACCCATAACAGGCTTTTCTACACTTAAACCTAGTTTTCCAGATATGTTGTCTATTATATTTGTTACTTGTGTTCCTAAACCTCCAAAATAGCCACTTATTAAGTTATCTATTTTAGCTGGAGAATAATTAAATATTTTACCTAAAAATATTGCTAGCTGAGATGTGTAATCGTAGTATTGCTGACTTTCTGGTAAATCTAAATCATAGCTTTTTACTATATCTGAATTGTAATAAAAGTCTTTATTGTAAGCATTCTCTATTATCGGAGCAATAGCATTAGGTACTAGTCCACCTATTTCATCGGCAGGTAAGTTGTCCATTAATGCTGTCTCTAACCACTTTCCAAGCATTTCTCCTTCTTTACCTTCTTCGATATGTCCTGTCGCTAAATCTAATACATACTCTTCTAAGCTAAGAATACTACGCAAAACTCCCTGTGGTTTTTTAATAGTTACAATTGTTCCACCAATATTTAGAACAAAATTATCATTTTTCTTACGTTGGTTTAATTCTTCTATTTCTTTGTCGTCATATCCTATAGCTTTTATAAGCATTGCAAGTACAGATAGTAAAGCTATTCTAGTCATAGTCTTTTTAGTATTTTGCGTTACTTTTTCTGAAAATGTATAAACACTTCCTACTCTTGCTGCAGAGAATGGTATTAATTGATTTATTTCCCTCATTGCTGTACCAGTTCTTCCAAAGTCTTGTGTTGCATCTCTTGATTCTATAGCTGCTTTTGTTCTAGCATCTATTTCGCTACCACCTTTATTCTTGTACGCTTCATAATTTCTTTCAAATACTCTAAACCTAGTTGATTGTTCAGAAAGTTCTGGTATATAAGTCATAATATCAAGTAGTCTCTTTAGTGGTTTAAATGACTCTTTAATTCCTAACGTTTCACTATTTTTGGTTCCATAAATATCTTTCATAATTTCTTGTGATGATTTTCTATATTGTGAAAGACGTGTAGAGCTACTTGCACCACTTTGTTGATATATATTATATAAATATTCTATCTTTTTAGCATATTCAGGAGCATATTTATTTACGAAGTTTCTAACAGTTTTATTTTGAGCAGCTAGTATATCTAATATTCCTATTACGTTGTCTATAACTGGTATAAATCCAGCTTCTGAATATATAGCAGCTTGTGCAGTATCTGCAATCATATTTGGAATTGCAAAGCCAATATTAGCCATAGTTGCACCATATCTTAATGGCATATTTAATTTGCCCATTAGCTTTAAAAACCAACTATTAGAATTTTTGTCTAAAGCCATAATTGAATTAAATATGTCCTGCTCTGTAAATTGCAAATAAACTCTGTTTCCATTTGTACCTATAAAGCTTGTAATTCGATTTTCCTGGTCTATTTTGTTGTTAGGTGCAAATATATCTATTGTTTTTTCTAAATCTATATTTTCTACATCTACGCCTTGTTTTTTTAGCTCGCTTTCCCAAGTTGATAGTGTTGCTGTTCCTACATGTTGTACTGGTGTAGGTATAACATCAAAGATAGCATTTTGCATACCTAACTCTTCTCCTTGTTCATATAAAGCTCTTAAAACATTATTGTTTTCAACTTGTTGTATAATATTTGCAGAATTTACAACGATATTTTCTAAAACATCTTTAATATCAAGTTCCGAACCAGTTCTACCTTTTATTATCTCTGAAACTGCTCCTCTTCTTCCAACTTGGTTTTTACCTACAACCCTTTGAAATGGTATATAAAATGTATTACTTTCTTTAATTGTATCTGCATTTTCTTGTGTTATTAATCCATTATTAACTGCATACTGTAAAACTCCATTTAATGTATCATATACTATTTGTGCTGCTTCTTGTATTTGTATATCATTTTCAAATTGTTTAACTACAGCTTTACTATCAAGAGTTCTAATTCCAGTTTTTAAAGATTTAGCTTTGTACTCTAAGTCTCTCTTTGCAACAAGATATGCTCTTAAGTCATTAAATCTTTGAGAGTCATTATTTAATATTTCTCCTAATTTATTTAAGCCAGGCATTAATTTATCGCCATTTACATCTATATATCCATCTGAAATCATGGAAACAGCTTTATTATTTACTCCAGAAGCAAGCCTAGTTAGTATGTAAGCATTTCTACTTGGGTCAATTTCACTAGGTCTTTTGCCAGACATTTTTGCCCAATCATTTACTGTAGTTTTCAACAAATAATCTTTATCATATATTAATCTCATTACATTTTTCTTAAACTTTTCAGGTGTCATTGGTTCCTTATCTGTTTGTTCTCCAATTGACATATTACTTAATATCCTATTTCTTGGATTTTGATGTATGTAATTATATAATTGGTTTTGGACTCTAGTTAAGAAGTCATTAATGGATTTATCTTGCTGTCTAACATTATCTATAAATGAAGCAGTCTTAGGATAAAGTTTTTCTGCTAAAGATTGATTTATAATATAAACTCTAACTACTTCTGCCCAGCCTTCTTCTAGTTGTACTGTCTTTGTATCATTTTCATAGCCACCATGTCTTTGTACAGCTTCTAGCAATTCATTTTGCAATTCTCCTTTATTAATTGTTATTCTTTGTCCTAAATCTAAGGCATGTCCAACTTCGTGAAGTATATTGTCTATATCTTTAAGCTCTTTTACTCTTATAAAGTCATTTTTAGATTTATATATACCATAAGCAGGCTCTCTGAAATGTCCTTTTAATAGTTTCTTTCCTAAATAATTTTCTATTGTTTTTCTAATGTCAGTTAATTTCGTTACAGGTATATTATTATCAAAAGCTCCCATAAATTCTACAAGTTCTATTTCTTGTTCTATTAATCTTTCTGAACTCTGAGCATTTGTAGCACCTTTACTATTATCTACAGACAATAAAGTTTTTAAATAATTATTATCCTTAATATTGTTTATAAAGTTCTTATCATTTGAATGTTTTCTCTCGTCATAAAGCGTAGGTTTTTCATATCTATTTGCTGTTTGATTATTACTATTTATGTTTCTCGCTATATTTTGTAGAATTTTTTTATTTATAGTTTCTATATTTTTATTTTCGTTTTGTTCTAATGTACTTTCAACTATATTCATAAAATCTACTGTATTCATTTCAGATACAATAACATCTGGAATTACAACGTCCTCTAAATCTGCTCCATATTCCGTTTCAGTTCCCGTAAAAATATGAACCTTTTCATAATCTGTTACATAATGAGTACGGTCATATTCTCTAAAGAAATCTATTCCATCATCTGTAAAATTAAACACAGATGCTCCATTTGTAATCCAACCATTATCTTCTGCAATTTCCCTTTTTAATTTTTCTAGTTTATCATCGTCAAGTTCTAAGATATCATCTATGCCATATATTGTTTTTAAATCTTTTTCGTTTCTTTCATCGTAGATATAATCATCTACCTTATCTTCCCACATAGAAACGCCACTTTTGTGTTCTTTACCTTTAAAACCATCTTGAGTATCAAATCTAAAATATAATGGTTGATTATTATATTTTAATGAATTTGTTTCTTCATCATATATAACTTTGCTTTTAGTTGAGATACTTTCTGCTCTTACACCATTGTCTTTGACGTTTGGATTATTTTGTGATATACTATTACTAGATGTGGAAGCACCTAAGCCAGGTTTCGTCTTGGACGTTGAACTAGGAGTATTATTACTATTAGTTACCCTGACAGGTTTCTTCCACATTGTTTTTATTTTTAATGCATTACCTTCACTTGGTATAACTTCTACAACATAGCTTGTATTGTAAGAATATCTTTTGATATATCTTATAGTATTTCCTTCTTTATTGTCAGTTCCTTTGACTATTCTGTCATAGTTATTCAATATTTCTGGAATTCTCTCGATATCTTTTGTTGTAATAGCTATTTGCCCTTTAGCTTTTTCAATTTCAGGATTTCCATGCTCTTTTAACATATGTCTTATTTCATTGTCGGCAAGTACATGCCTTCTATCTAAAGTTTCTATATTAAATAATTTTTTTATTTTATTTGCTACTTTCTCTGAAACTGCACCTAAGTATGTTCTACCTTTAGAATTTTTGCTTAATATAGAGTTTTGTATTCTATTATGTAATTCTTTTTGTATTTTTACTTGTTCTTCACTAGTATTGTGCTGTGTTATTAATGTTTTATTGTTTGAAGTTTTGGTTATTTTTTCATATCTAATATCTGGATTAGAGGTTGGTTTTTGATTATCTATATTTTTAAACTGATTGCTTTTAAAAGTTATATAATCGGTGCCTAATTTTGCTTTTCCATTGCTATAAATACCTTCATCATATATATTTTGTATGATAATTCCGTCAGCGTTTAATTGTCCATCATCTATTGCCTCTGATATTGCTTGTACCAAATCTGCCGTAGAGGTTCTCGTTTTGCCTTTTTCTTGCCATACAGATGCTCCTTGCTCGTGCAAAAATTCTCTTACATTATTAATTCCAACAATCTTAATATTATCAATATCTATCATTGACCATTTTTCTTTTTGTGCGTCTATTACTATTGGATTTTTAATATTTAGGTAACCTCTATATATGCCATTATTTCCAGTATAGGTACTAGCAACATCTTCTCTACTTGTATAAAAATTAACATTTCTTTTAAATTCAGTAAATCCAAAATTGTTAGTACCATGATATACAACCAACAAATTACCTGTTTCATCTCTTACCTTACTATCTTTAAAGAATTCTTGTTGTGCTTTAGTTAGTTTATTTCCTTGGCTGTTATATTCATTTGCAATACTTATTTTTTCTGCTCTTGTATTATTTTTTGTATTCTGCATAGACTTATTATTATTAACATTAGTTTTGACAGAATTGTTTTTCTGTGATATACTAGTGTTAATAGAAGGAGATATATATTCACTCTCCGTGGCGTGTTCAAAGCCAGGGACAGTAAGTATATTTCCTTCATTTTTTATTAAATTTACTCTGTGAACATAAAATCTATCTCCAACTTGAGTTTTCTTTAAATCTATTTTTATAGCATATAAATTACCATTTATTTCAGCCGTGTTATATATATAATACCAATTTAATATATTTCTTCTATTTTTAGTTTCATTTCTAATAATACCAGTATTGGAAGACTTTATCAAAATATCAAGATATGGAATTACAGATAGTTTTTCATCTGACATACTTTTGTTTAAACTTTCCTTTATTCCCTGTTTTGTTATTTCTAAATCTATATTTATTGTTTCTTTATTTTGATTTTCATTTAATAATGTTTTATTTATTTTAAAGTTTTTTTCCTTAATCTCATCATACAAACTATCTAAAATTTCTTTTTCTGTTTTGTCTTTTAAACTTTTAACATACTTCGTATCGGTAATAACTCCAGAAATATTTTTATTGTCTTTATATCTTTCAACCATAAAGGCTATATAATTTTCGTCAGTTATTTCTCTTCCATCAGGATTATATTTAACAATATTACGGATTTTTTCGTCTATAATTGTATTGCTTGTTAAATTTGTATTGGTAATTCTTCTATTTCTTTTTTCTCCGAATACTCTAGCATCTTCGTCATCTATTACGCCATAACTACTATCTTTTTGTGCTTCTTTATATAAACCTAAATTCTTTTTAGTATTTACATAGTTTTCACTTGGTAGCACATCTTGTCCATAAATATTTCTATATCCATCTGTTAATGCAGAATCTATGTATGCAACTATTTTTCTTGACAATGGAGTAGTTATATTGCCATTTGAGATTTCTTCTAATGATTGAGATATTTGATTCCATGAAGCCCTAGTATTATCTTTAATTGCTACTAATTCTTTTGTCGTACTTCTCTTCTGTCCTGTCCAAGTATCTCCAGTTTTGTATCTTTGACCTGGTGTAGAATTAGATAAATCATCTAAGAAGTTTGTAGCCATAGTTTGTACATCTTGTTTCAATTCCGAATTACTTTCAATTATGTCTGGAGTTATAGACATATTCGTCTGAGAAACGTCAGAATTAGTTTTAACGGCATTATCATTTTGAGATGACATATTTTGTGTTTCATTACTTTGAACGTCTGTATTATTATTCTGGAAAGTTTGAGCAGTATTTTTTCTTTGTACAATATCATTTTGTATTGTATAGGCAGTATTTAATAATGCATCTCTTACAGAATAATCTGACATAGCGACTTTTTTATTAATAGCAGTGATGTCTCTTTCTTTTAAGTTAATCATTTTACTATTAAAACCTGCTTCTGCAGCTAGCATAGAGTTGTATGGTGTAGTATCTAATCTTAAACCTGTTTCAGTATCTATTACTGTATATATATCATTGCCAGTTTTTACTATAGCAGGTTGTACATTAACCTTTTTATTTGGATTGTTTATAGATTTTCCTCTAGTTTCTTCCACATTTGCTATAGTTCCATCTGGATTAAATGTTGAAACATAAAGCTTTTGTGGAATATCTTCATTTTGGTACATCTGTTCTATTTGCTTATTTAAAGAATCATCTACTACAGCTTTAGTAACAATTTTCTTTTCTTCTTGTGTTAGTTCTCTTCCTAATTGTTCTTCTGCAGATTTAGTAGCAGAGTTTGAATTTATTATCATTGCTGTACTACTACCTAAACCAGCACTTAAAGCAGCTAATGTCATTTGTTCAAATACATCTGCCCAATTCCAATCATAGTGAAAATCTGCTTCTCCAAGCTTGTCAATAATTCTATTATCTGCAAAGAAGTTTCCTGTATAAGACAAAAATTCTTCTGCAGCTTCTCCAGTCATTTTAACGCCTAAATTAGCTAGTGTTTTTGCAGCTTTTGATGTGAATTTTGACACAAGTTTTTTACCAAACTCATCTGTTATCTCATTTCCACCAACTCCAAGAACTCCAAAAATACCTTCTGTAGTTCCTTCAACACCTCCACTTATAAATGCTTTTGTCCATCTTTCAACTTCCGATACATTTGGCTTGCTATTAGCTTCTTGCAATCCACCTGCCATACCTCCTGCAATTGCTAATGTTGGTAAATTTAAAGTCTTTCCACCAAGTCTCAAACCTATATTACCACCACTTAAATTAGCACCTAGTTTAGAACTTCCTATTGTTTTAGTTCCAGTTTTAGCAGATAAACTACCTCCTATTCCAGACAAGCCTAATGTATAACCAAATAGCTCCACTACTTGGTCTGTATTAGTTCCAAGAACAGAAGAGTTTTCGTATCCTTGCTCTTCTCCTGTTTCATTAATAAATTGATTTAGTCCACTAGCGTAATTTTCAACAATATTCTTATCTTTATCATAAGTTATTCCTGCTGGATTAATTACTTTTTCTGGAGTACCGTTTACTAAGTTGTATAACATACCTACAGTACTGGCATTTGCCACTTTACTAGTAACATTTTGCGTAATATTTTTATCTGCGAAGTTTCTTGTTTTCTTCGCAGCATCTTTAAATCCTAAAATATTCTGCACAGTAGCTACTACGTTTGTACCAATATCAAAAACATTTTCTATAGGAGATAAAATACCAGTTGCTAAATCTTGTACTATATCTGTTCCCGTACCTAAAATAGTTTTAGATATATCTCCAAATTGGTAACCATCTTCAAGTTCATTTGCTTGAAACCAGTTCTTTTTTTCTTTCTGGTTATTTATAATACTAATTTCTGTTTTTTTAGAATTAGGAGCTTGTAAATTAGATGCTTCTTTTACTTTATTCTGTAATTCTTTTTGTTGTTCAGGTGTTAATTTATTTACATTAACTTCATTTTTGTTTTCTATAGGTTTGTTAGATATTCCTGTTTCTTGAACAGGATTTGTTTTTTCGCTATCGTCAGAATTAACATTTTTATCAATTAAGTCCATAAAAAATTTACCATTTTCTTCTGACTTTGCTAATTCTTCTTGAGAAACAGTTCTTATTGTATTATTCTTTCTAGGATTTATACTATTTGAAATTTCTCTTGCTCTATTAAATCTATTAATATATTCTTGATTAGTATACATATTGGAATTATTAACTGTATTTTTCCTAGCATTAATAGAATTAGATATTTGTCTTGCACGTTCTAAACGTTTTTTTCTTTCTTCTTCATCTATAATCAACTATATTGCACCTCCTTGTTATAAACTGTCAAGATATTCTTTTCTTGCTGCCCATAATCTATCTTCGTCTGTTGGCTCACTTAAACCATACATCGCTAGTAAATAAGCATAGTCATTGTCATTAAGACGACCAGCTGTGTATTCGTTTGTTACATAATCCCAAACTTCTGGCTTTTGTGAATTGTCTATTGTATATTGTTTAGTAGTATCATCATATACTGAATATCTATTATTTATTATGTCCTTATATGTACTTAAATTAGACTTACTAGAGCTTGAGCTTGACCCATATTTTGACTGCATTTGATACTCATAGTTCATCATTTCTTTATCATATTTATTTTTTAAGTTATATTCATAATCTGCCATTTCTTTGTCTAATTCATTTCTTAATTGATATAAAGCTTTATCATTTTCATATTGTAATTCTAATTGTTCTCGCATTTTCTTAAGCTCAAATTCTTGTTGTTCTTTAGCAAGTCTTGCTTCTCCAGACAATGTTCCAACTGGCACACCTAAAATTTTAGCAGCTTCGTTATCTACATAACCTAACTCATCTACTCTTTTCCAAGCATTTTCAAGTTCGTTTTGTTTCTTTTGATACTCAAACTTTTTATTTTCAAATTCTCTATCTTTAGCATCTTTCCACTGTTCAAATTGTTGAGAGTCATAATTCATTACTAGTTGTGCGGTATCTGCCAAATTTCCTAAATATTCAATCCAACGGTCATGTGCTTTTTCTTCATATTGAGGGATTAATTCAGATACAATTCTTGCTACTCTTTCATTTGTTGATGTAGAATTTAGAACGCCTGAACCCGCCAAACTTTGTAAAGTACTATTTGCAGCATATTCTGTAGCAAGCTTTAATGCTTCATCTTGGTTTGGGTCATATTGAAAACCTTTATTTGTTTGTGATAGCATTTCACTAATTAAGCTGTTAATAGTATCTGAATATGCACTTTGATATTGCCCCTCTACAGAGTTTATATTTGAAATTGTAGGAGTAACAATTGTACTTCCAACACTAGTTTTCTTTATCCCACTTGCTCCTATTCCAGTATTTGAATTTTGAGATGTTTGTTTGTTATTTCCAAACTTATTTGTATAGCTATTATATATTTGGTTAAAATCTATTATATTTGTGTTAGTATTTTGTGGATTGTACGTTTGTGGTCTAGGTGCTGTATTTGCCTGCTGTTGCAATCCATTTATACCATTATTAACACCAGTCATAACTTGATTTGCAGATTGAGCAAATTGATTATTATTAGGTTGTGCTATTTCAGGTTGCAATTGTATTGGAATAGTTATTGGATTACTAGTTTGCTGTGCTTGTGGTACGGTATTATTTGGCTGTACAGGAGATGTATTAGTATTATTAACATTATTTATGTTTTGTTGTGGATTACTTGTTGCCTGCATAACTCTATTTGTTTGTAAAAACGTATTTGGCATATTTGTGCTCCTTTCACTTGTTATATATTCCATTTAATTTTTCTTTCCAATTATTAATTGTAGAATCTGCATTGTTACTTAAATCAAATGTATTTACTCCTACAGCATTATTTAAAATGCTTTTCCAATGTGATAATGTAGATTCTACAGTAGGATATAATTGGTAACTTCCTTTGTTGACTACATTTAGTTGCCTTGCCCACTCTTTTAATGTGTCTGAATTTGTCGAATAACGTCTAAAATACATTATCTTAAATGTGTTCTATCTATTCTTTCCATTGCATACAAAGTAAAATCTCCCTTTCCTGAAATTTCAAAAGTATAACTATTTACATTTTGCATGTCATTTGGAATAAGAACACACTCTGTTTTATTTTTACCTGGGCTTAAGGCTTTTTTCTTTTCATAAGTTTTATTGCTATCTGTAATTACTTTTATATTAACTTCTGCATTTTCTGCCAAATCATAATTAAACCACAATGCAGATAAAGACTTTTTCTTACTTAATACACCATTTTTAAATTCTTTTGTTTTCATATAAAATGGTATAAGTTCTTGGTATGTAACATTGTTACCATCTACAAACTCATTTGCTCCATATGTTCTTGTGTATACATTTGCTTCTCTTTTTCCTCCTGTAAGTTCATAAATAGTTCCATTTGCTGTTAAACCATAGATTGGATTAGGAGTTTGACTAAAGTTTAAATCGTTATAACTATCACATATTGTTGTGTAATATAATTCATCTTCATTATTAATTGGTTGTAACTCTTTAGTCCATTTTCTTAATCTTTGGTCAAATATTAAAAAGAATTTATAATCTGGAAACCAAAAATATACTTTATTTTCACTTGCAGCTACACTTATATTTCTAGCTTCATTTATCGTAATTCCATAAATATATTGCTTTATTCCTCCTGTCACGCTATTATTACCAGTTGGTTCTTCTATCTGTCTTATTGAACTTCCATCATATTCATAAATAGAGCGACCAAACAACCAATAAAGCATTGAATTATGTACTTTACATGTACACTGGTCATAACAGCCAATATTATTGTCTAATGAAACACAAGTGTAAGAATCTGCTTTTCCTGCCATAACATTTGAACCATAATATAAATGCATGTTTTCTTGCGAAAATACAATTAATTTATCATCAAAAGAAACCAATCCTGTTATTTGATTACAGTTAGGTACTCTATCTTCTCTACTGTTTTCTGTACTAGTCCAGTCCATAGGATTTTGTAACGCACTAAAGTACAACATATTTCCTTTGCTAGCCATCATTCTATTTTTGTGATAGCACATATGTTCAAAGACAATATCTTTTTTATCATTATCTTTTGGAAGTGGTACTATTTCAGGAGTATTAAGTGAAGATAATGGCAACTTGTGTCTTGTTGGTGTTACACCATCTCCATATAAAATCATATATTCGTTGTTCCCATCTGCATAATAGACATGATTAAATTTATTTCCTACAATGTTATTTGCTATTACTGTACCTTGCATATCTTTTAATTGTGTTCCCTGTATATAAAATAAATATTTTATTCCTGCAACTCCAAAATATTTAATATCTGCACCTTTTAATCCTGGATTTTTTACCATTGTTCTTCCGATACTAGTTCTTATTGCGGGATAATTGTCTAAACACATATTATGCATATCTTGGCACTCATCGTCTTGTATTGCCTGTGGAGGATAAATATTACTTATACCACCAGATAAATAGTTAATTTGATTACTACTCTTTACTTGCACATTTTGTAAATATGGGTTAGTTTGCAATATTATCTCCTCCTTTTAAATTTATATAATCTATTTATAATTGGATAACCTGGTTGCTGTTCATATTTATTTTCATTAGCTTTTTGTACTAAATTGTTGTACAAAAGTATATATTCATTTGCCAGTTCCACATCTGGATTGTGTCCTGACATTGCTATAATAGACATGATGTTATATTTAACTAAATCTATATAATTGTCGTCTAATTCTATGTAATTATCTAAAGAAGTAACCATTTTAGGCTTTTTTCTGTAATAAATATCTACTTTTCTAACGCCTTGTGGCACAGGGTAGATACCAATTAAGCCTTCTCTTCCGTCATAATATCCAGGTTCACTCATTTTTTGATTAGGTATATATGGTCTTAACTTACTAAATCCACCCCACTCATACTTATTATTTTGGTCTTTTTCATTATTTGAGATAGTTACCCCTGTAATCATTTCTATTTGGCAATCTTCTGGAAGTGAATATAACTCTTGATTAGCACTTGTAGTAAATGTATAAAACTCTTGTATTGCTAAATCTTTATATATTTTTTTCATTGTCTCATTTATCCACAAAAACAAACTTTCTTCGCTGTATTCATGTGGTAATCTTACTTTAATATCATCTAATACTTGTCTTACTGTAGTTTTACTTATTGTAGCCATATTACACCTCCTATTTAGCTCTTATAATATATTTTGTATTTGCTTGTCCTGTACTTAAATTAGGAATATTAAAAGTCTCAGGCAAGCTCGTATCTTCATTTACAAGAATATTATTTAGTTTAGAATATAAAGCAATGTAATTAATAGTATTAACAGCTTGTCCATTGCACTCTAAATAATTTGAAGGAACGCTACCTTTACCTGCATAAATTACAACTCCTGCAATAGGAATTAAAGCAGGTGTTGTAGATTGTGATTCACTCCATAATTCTGGAAATTGTCTTATTTCTATGCCTTCTATTTTGGAGTTTACATTATTTCCAACAAATATCACTTCATCTGCTCTAAACAATGTATTTGAATAGTAATATTCTCCTTTTGGTACAAATATATATTTTGAACCTATTTCTATTGCATCATATATAGCTTGTTGTATATTTAATCTATTGTCCGTTGTTCCATCTCCAACAACTCCATAGTTTTGAAGTGGTACTATTCCAAATGTATAAAAGAACATATCTTGTAATTCTTTCATTTTTACTAAATTCCTTATGTCACTCATTATTGCACCTCCAAACTTCCTTTTTCTACTACGCCCATGTTTCCTATAAAGGTTTTGCCAGATTTAACATCTGTAGCCAAAGCACTTAATCTTCCTGCACTTGAAAAATCTTTATAGTACATGTCGCCGTTATATTTTAAGCCAATTAATTTTTGCCTATTAAAAGAAACCTCTATCATTGAATATGTATATACAAAAGGTGTAGGTTCAACTCCATTTCCAGTTCGTCCAGATACAAAAAATATGCCTTTAAGTCCTGGTATAGTTCTTAAATATGTACCATATGTAATTAAAATATCGTGTTCGTATAATTTTGTGACTATTTGTGCTCCTTCAAAGTTGAGCTGATAGCAAAAAACTTTGTAATAATATTTAGAACTTTTATACTCATAGTATGAAGTAAATAAATATTTTCCAGTCAAACTAAAAGCAGCTTTGTTATCTATATTATCAATTTTTATGTTTTCTTCACTATTAGCTGCTTGCCAAATTGTATCTCCAATTTCTACTTTTCCATTAATATAATCAACTATAAGTTTCACTATTCGAGTTGATTGAACTACATATAAAACATCGGGTGTTATTAAATTTGACCAATACGAACTAATTTCAGCTGGCAACTTAACTTCTGATATTTTGGTAAAGTTTTCTGAATATATAGCAAAAAAACCTACCTTAGAGTTTCCCTCATATTTTTCAAAATGTACAACTCTATCATTATTTAAAAATTTTAAAGCCATAGCACCATTTATGGTATCTAACGCTTTGCTATACCCATATCCTTCATTTTTATTTGTATCTTGAATATAATACGAAAAATCGAATATATTCGTTTTATAGCTTGCACTATTATTTGTTGTTTGATATGTCACAGCAAGCTTATCTGAATATGGACTCCAAGTTATTTTTGAACTGATATAATAATTTATAACCTCAGATATAATTAGCCATCTTTTATACATAGTTTCTTGTGCTGTACTTCCTTCTACCCCTGCTTCGTAAGTTTCATTTGCAAGAATTTTTACAGAAGAACCACTGTTTAAAGATGTAGTTAAAGTAAATACATATACTCTTACAGCTCCATTTGGGTTATTTGCTTCTTTTTGGCTCATAAGTATTGCCAATTTACATTCATATCCACTATAATTTTCGTCAGAATTCATTCTTGAACATGAAATTTCTAGTACGTTATAATTATTTATAATGTCCTCAGGTATTCCCAAATCAATTAATTTAAAATCTGGTGTTTTTACTTCTCCATATTGATTTTCTACTTTTCCAAAAGTTCCATCACTGCTCATTCTGTAATATGTTTCTAGTGTCTGAGTGTCTTTATTATAAATAACCATAACATTTCCATCTCCAGTTACAGTTACCCACCTATAATCAATTTTACTATTTTTTACTCCTGTATAAACCTGAGGTCTATCCTCCGATTCTTCATAAATAAGTTCAGCATTTCCAGTCATAGGATAAGGGTTATCTGGATTAAATTGGTTACCACTATTGCCACTATAAACAAAAGTTCCATATACTTTTTTACCATTAACATATGCAGTTTTTCCTCTTAATATATCGCCTGCTGTAGCTGTAGCATCTGATGTATCTAATCCTGTCTGTATTTTTCTTACATTGTTTGCCATAGTAGAAAAGCTATCATTAGCAGAGGTTTTAATTCCTTTGTCAGTAATAGCCCCTGCTATTAAGCCTTTTCCACTACTGACAGATTGAAAAAGTTTATCTATATTTGAATTTATGCCATTTATACTTTTATTAATATTTGTTACACTATTATTCAAACTTGTATTTAAGTTAGACACATTTTTATTTGTGCTTTTTATTGCATTTTCTAACTCTGTAAAATTAGCATTTGAATCTGATACAACCTGCTTTATCTTTGAATCTGTATATGCTTTTTGGTCTGTTGCTACTTTATTAATCTTTGCTGTTAAATTTTTATTTAATGTTTGTAAGTCTGAAATTTTAGCAAATTGTGAAAAATCTTGACTTCCTATTGCAGAATCTGCATATCTTTTTGCTTGTTCTAATATTGAAGCATCTTGTGTATCTATATATTTTCTTAATGCTAATTCTGCTCTTTCGTGATATTGTTTAACCCATAATTTTGTTGCATATTCTTCTGCTGCAATTCCTCCTAAATGGTTAGAATCATTTGATAAATTTGAATCTGGTCTTCCACCACTTTGAGCTGTATATTTGCTTATTTCTTCAAAAGAATTTGACATATTAATCTCCTTTCGTAAAATCTAAAAAAATAAAGGGAAACAAGAACTGCTTCCCTTTTAGTTATGCTCCTACAACAACGTTTTCTACGTTACTTGATTTTACAACTCTATTTAGAGCATCAACTTCAACAACAACAATTTTGTTTCCAGAAGCACAAGCTATATCTGTATTTAATAGTAATGCTGTATAATCACTTGCTGAATCTCCATAGCTTGGTTTATTTACAGAAGCTCCAACTTTATATTTTAAAGTTCCACTACTATTTCCAGTAACATTTGTTACTTTAGTATGAGTAGTATCTGCTCCTGCAGCTAGTGTTACATCTAAACTACCTAAAGCAGTTGTTGATGTACCAGTAGAACCAACTAATCCTCTCCAATCACAGTATCCTACATCATAACGTGTATAACCATACATGTTGTAGTCCATTTGGTCAAAGATTTTCTCTGAACCAAAGATAGGTGCTTCTCTTCTTAGGAATAGCAAGTTTTCAAATAATGGGTCTTGAATAAACCAAGGTTTTGTAAGTCCTGTTGGGTCGCTTAAGTAATCCCATACTACGATTTCTAAGTTTGGTACAGTATTTACATCATTAAAGTTTGTTCCACTTTGTAAAATAGAATTTACTATTGCTTTTGCAACAAACTCTAATTCTGGACATACTACTAACCTTTTAGCAGAAGCAACAATTGGTAGTCCTGCTTCATCTTTTTGTAGTCTCATTAATGTCATAGCTTCTTTTAAAGATTGGTCGCTTAATTCTGCTTGAATTAAGTTAGAAACTACTCCTGTAGCATTTATTAATGGGTGGTTTGCAGAGAATAAAGATACTCCATCATAACCTACATTAGTAAATCCATTTTTGATTACATTAGATGTATGTGTTTCCTCAGTTCCTCTTAAACCTCTTCCTAAAGCTTTAGCAGAACCACCTTTTCCTATACCTTCCATAACATTATAAAGGTCGTCTTGTACTAATTCCCATGTAAGTTGATAAGCTTTATCGTATCTTTTTGCTTCAAATAAAGCTGTCTCTCCTTCGTCGAATTTGTCATGATTGAACTTTTGACCTTCTGTGTTTTCTTGCCATAAACCAAAAGCTCCTAGATGTGGATAGCTTTGTTGTTTAGCTCTCATTTTATCTGTTTTAAATATCTTTTTGTAAGTTGCTGGTACTTCGTTGTAAGAATCAAAGAATATTTTTTTATGTATTGGTGTTAATAAGCTAGCAAAATTCTCTCTTGTTAGCATTTGTGCTGTTGTTGGCATATTAGCCACCTCCTATATTTATTTTTTAGGTAAATATAGGAATGAAAACTTATTTTACTTTTCTCTTATTGTATTCGTCATAATCATTAATCGAATTAGAGTTTTTAGCTGCTAAATAATCTTTAATATCAATTCCTGCCATTTGTGCTGCAGCTATTTCTAATGCTGTTGCTTTTGGTGTACTGTCAGTATTTTTTACTGCATTACCTCCATTTGAATTAATATTTTGTAGAATTTCTTTTCTAGTTTGATTATTTTGTAGCTTTGCCTCTACTTTCTTTTCTATCTCCCTATTAGTATTTTGAACCCTATTGTGATTTACTGCATAATAAGCTTGTTCTACGCTTAAGCCTTTGTCGACTAAAGGTCTTATTTCGTCCTCATGCTCTAATATGTCAGAAAATTCACTATCTTTAGACTTCTCTGATAGTTCTAGCTTAAACTTCATATCTGCAAGTTCTTTCTTTAATTGCTCTGAGCCTTTGTCCTTTTTATTTATTGCTGCACTTATTGACTTTGCAATTTCAGGGTCTACGCCACCTTCTATCAATTCGTCTACTGTATTCTTTTCTGGTGCTGTGTTAGTTTTTTGAGTTAATTGAGCTAATTGTTCTTTAAGTTCTCTATTTTCTTTTTCAGCAGCTTTTCTCAATTTTCTCTCATAGTTTACGCCTTTTTGAAGATTAACTTTTTTGTCATCTTCTGGCTCTTGTGGATTTTGATTATCTTCTGGTTGATTATCTTGGATTGTATCATCTACTACATCATTATTTGCAGTATCGTTATCTCCAGTATCAACTGTTGGTAATGCAATTCCATCTTCTGTGTTTACAGGTATTGTACCTAAATCAATTCCGTCTAATTCCATGTTAGCTCCTTTCCATTTTTTAGCCAGTGTTATGTCACTCTAGTGATTTTTAGCCAGGTTTTCTCCTCTAATTTATTTAAAATAAAATATTAATATCAATTTAATGTACTTTTATGTGATTTGTTAGTCCAGATTTGTTTTTAAATATCCTTTTACATACTGGACATATAAATTCATTACTTGTTGCCTTAGACTCCTCAGAATTTATTCTAGGCTCTTCTGTGACTTCTTTTGTAGATGTATTTGTACTATTATCTATTTTTGATAATTCTTTTTGCATTATTCCTTTAATAACATAAGTTTGACCTTGTTGCTTTAAAAGTAATAATGTTTCTCTATTGCAACATGGACAGTTTGTTTTGCTTAAATGTTTTACTGCTCCACCATATAAAGTTTCGCCAACTCTTTGTAGTTTTGTTATATCATTTATTTTAAATTCATAACCACATTTGCAAACTTGTCCATTTTCTAATTCATATCCGTGATAATTCATCTTGATACTCCTTTCTGAAACGGGTCATTTTCGACCCCTTTTTAAATCTCTCTTAAATAACTAGTCTGTACATTACCATTTGCATTTAATCCTTCAACTCCTGCATTCATACTTTGTTGTAATGCTTGCTCTTGTTGTGTCTTTTCAATTGTTTCTTGGTCATATATTCCAATCTGCTGTTGTTCTTGTATAGTTTTTGGTATTTCTGGAATATTTAATCCCACTTGTTTTACTAACCAATTTCTATACTCTGGAGTTGTTATAGCCTTATCTACATATGATTGTCTTACTATACTATATCTGTATGCTCTATTGTTTGGTAATCCTGCACCAACTGATACACTTAAATCAAACATAACTTGTCTTGTTTCATTATATACTTGCATATATTCGTAATCTTCTGGTTTAGCATCTTTATGTGCTTCTTTATATGCATTTCTGTATTCAGTATCCGCTTCTGTAAGAATAGGAATTCTATTAAGTCCATCTGGATTAAATGATGTGAACTTATCTTTTCCATCTTCTCCAACAATTCTAAATATCATTGTTGTATTCCAGTTAAGCAGTGCTAACTCTATTGCATATTCAAATACTTCGGATAATGTCTCTTGTAATAAACCTTTTTTGTGTTCTATCATACTATTGCCTGAATTTTGCAATGCTAAGCTCTCTGTAGCTGTTCCAACTCCTGTTTGTTGTTTACCAATCATTTGGTCACTAAATCTTGTTACAATTGTTTTATCGTTGTTTATTGTATCTGCTCTTTTTTCTATTAAATATTGTGGTATGTTAGGTGGTTGTAACCACTTCATACCATTTATGTTATTTGCTACTATTGTTTGTCCTGGTGTATTTGTTACTTTTTCTGCATCTATACCAGAACTTGTTTCAATTATTGGTATTGGGTTACCAGTTAGTCTTGCATTTCTTAATATACTGTCGTCAAGTTCATCTATCTGGTCTGATATAGGAAGTACTAATTCTGCACTTGCTTTTGCCCATACCGTATTTTCTCTATACATATCTGGAGTTAGAAAATATGGATATTTACTATTTGGAAATAGTTCCAACTCTTCTGCTTTTAATTCGCTAGCTTCTTTAGTCTTTCCTTGTTCTAATAGTTTAGTTTGCTTTTCTATTAGTTCGTTTTCTCTTTTTTCAGATACTTTCTTTAATTCTTTTTTAGTATCTTTTAGAATAACTCCATCTGCTGACATTTCTACTAGTCTTAATTTAATTTTTCCATTTTCTTTATATCTAGTCCATACGAGTAAATGTACGTATTGTTCTTCTTCGCTATTTTGAATTAAATTTTCAATTGGGTCATAGTTCGCTATTATACAATCTGCAATGTCATCTCCATATTCCATCTTTGCACTATAAATTGACTTTGCTTTTGCTTCTATTATGTATTGAGCTTCTTGTATGTCGTACACATCTGTTATTGCTGGGTCTATGAATAATTTAGATGGGTGTATTGGTTCAATTATTGGAAGTCCTTTTCCTTCTAATTTGTCAAAATTCCATAAAACTCTAAATATACCAGTTCCAGTCATTTCTCTACGTCTTTCGTGTACTTCTATCTTACGATACATCTTATTCTTATCTTTTATAAAGTCTGCAATAGTTCTTACTTGGTCACAAAATGGTTTGTCTCCTGGCTCTCTTGGGTCTACTTGTATTGCTAGTGTTTGGTCACACAGCAACGCTGTTTTCCCTTCTACATTTGCATTTGTAATGTTTGTGTTTGGTGCTGGGTCATCTTCGTCACTGTAATCGAAATCGCCTTCCCAATATTTAGCGATATCGTCCCACTTTTTCATTAAACCAAGTCTTTGCTTATCTTCATAAGCTCTTCTATACCACATGATAAATTGTTCCGCTTCTTCAATCTCTTTTTCAGACATTAATGCTGCTCTTTTAGCTCTCTTTTGCTTTACAATCTCGTCATATTCGTTTGCTTGCTCTATTCTATCTTCCATACACTACTCCTCTTTTTTGTTAGTTTGTAATGGTATTCCACCTTTTTGTTTCACTGGTTCATATAATCCATCTTTATTCTTATATTTGTCATAAGCTCGTCCATTTAAAACGTTACTAAAATCTGTCGGTGCAATTCTTGCTCTTATTCTTGATTTACTTTCTTTATTATTGTATTCTGCATTTTCCGTATTTCTTTGACTTATTTGTTTAAGTACTTCTTGTAACGTGTTATTAAGCAAAAATATTGCTGCCATGTTTAAAGTAAATAAAAGAATTAATGTTATTATAGTTAGTATTAGTTCCATCATCTTCTCCTCCTCGATATTGGTCTATTTACATTTACTTTGATTGGTGTATTTATATCCTTATATCCTAAGTCCTCTAATTCAGTTATAGTATAATTTCCTTTAGGTAAAATTATTTTTTTAGACATAGGACTTTGCCACATTGTACAGAAATATCTTATTGCATCTGGCATGTGTGTTAATTCGTGTGGTTCTATTGCTACGTCGTTTGGATTTTTCTCATCATGTTGTACTGCAGGTAATGTTCTTATTAAATTTGTACAATTACTAAATATTTTTAGCTTAGAGGTTGGTATTCCTTGTTCATCATTAAATACTCTTAACCACTCATGTACTGCAAGCCAACCTGTTATTCTATTATTATCTGCTTTAGTTAAGTATTGACCATTTTGTGCAAATATATCTGCTGTACTCTTTCCTGTATCTTTATTTCTGTTCCACAAGTCTGGTGGAGCATAATCTGTTGTTATCTTCTCATCTGTCATAGCATTTATTTTCTCTGCTGCTGCAGATACAATTAAGTTTGGTTCGTAGAATTCTTTATAAGCATAAGCATTTAAGTGGTAGTCCATTGCTATCCATACAGTTGCACACATATCTAATCCATAGTCTCTAGTTCTAAATATCCTCCAATCTTTTGGTATTACAAACGGTTTACACACATGTACATCACGTCTAAATTCACTAAAGAATTGACCATCAAATATATCCCAGTCTCCATATAAAAGTGCTTTTCTTTCTTTTTCTGGTAACAATTCAAGTCTGTTAATATAATCTGGGTCGCTATCCATCATGAATATATTGTCTTGTACTAAAGAAGGAATAAATACAACAGTACTTTTCTTGTTATTTTCTAATGTAATTTCGTGTATTTTGTTTGGCTCTCCTGAATTGATAAATCTTTCTTTTACCCATTCATGTCCTATTCCTCCTGGGTTAGTAGAGCTCTTTATTCTTTTTGGATATGGATTAGCACCACGACATCTTGAAATCATATATGTATACATAAATTCAGTAAAATGTGTTAATTCATCAAATCGAATTACATCATATTCTGCTGATTGATATTGGTAAACATCTTTTTCTGTTGCTATGTATGAAAAATCTATTATACTTCCATTTCTAAATGTCCATGTATGTTTTGAGCTATTATATGTTGCTACGTCTCTTGGATAAAATTCTAAGCTAGTTCTTATTATTGATTTTTCTAATTCTGGAAATGTTGTACGGAATATTATTTGTTTTGACTTAGGGTAAGTTAATGCATATAACAATCCATCTACTAGTTGTCCATAACTTTTGCCGTCCGACCTGCTGCACCTTAGCCGTCCAAACAGAGTTTCAAAAGCTTCTGAATTAATAAACTGTTCTTGCTTTTCTGTAATATCTATATCCATTTGGTAGCACCACCTCCATTAAACATATTGCATTATATATCCATGAACAGTATTTCTTTTGCCTTTTAATACATCACATATATGTCTGTCGTTAAAATATCTCTCAGCTTCTGAAATACTGTTAAAATATATTACTTCTCCTGTGCTTTTATTTACTGCTTTACATTTTATTTTTCTACTTTCATTTGTTTTTTGTGATGCTTTAAAAACGTTTTGCCACAACCCTTTATCTATAGCATGATGAGCGTTTTCATAATTTGTACACAATTCTAAATTTTCTACACTATTATCATTTTTATTACCATTAATATGATTTACCTGAGGTTTATTTTCTGGGTTTGGAATAAACGCCTTTGCTACCAATCTATGAACAAAAAAATGTTTTCTTCCATATATAGTTGTGACTTCTAAACGATGATAACCTTTTTTTATTTGATGTTTAAGAGTTTTATTAGTTTTAATATTAATTACGTCTCCAAAGTTGCTTATTAAATAATTAGGCATGTAATTTATTTTTTTCCATATTTTATTTTTAATCATCACTTTTTCCTTTTATTAACTCCTCTTTTCATAATCTTATTATGTTAATCAAGTGGGTATTTCTCCCGTGGAGAATTGGCATTTTATCGCCTGTAAGTATTGATATTGCTATTCTTAACATAATATGTTTTAATTTTTCTTTTTTACATTGATATTTACCTCAAAAGGCTTGTCCTGAGTGAGATTTACGTTTTCTTTAAACATTCCAAGATGTTTTCCTAGTAGTTCTAGTGCCCTTGTCTTATCGTTTGTTTTGAATTCAACTGTTTGTTCTGGAATATGTTCAAGTGGTATTTCATCGTTAGTTTTACTTAAAGATATTTTCATTGGTCCTGCTTTTTGCAGTATCTTTACTCCACTTATTGCTTTGGCTGTGTCATCGTCTAATTCAGTAACTTTTTTCAATGTACCATTTTCATTGTAAATGTCTTTTATATTGAAAAGTGCTATTTTAGCTAATTCTTGTATTATTTTTTTTTGTGTTATTTCTGTTTTCTCTTCTATTTCTTTTTGCTTTTCTGAAATATATTTTTGAATGTTGGTCTTTGTTAGTAATTTGCTTGCATTTGTTCTTGCTGTTAAATCTGATTTACAACTCTTGTAAGCTGCCTTATATGCTCTACTTGCATTAAAGTCTATTAAGTATTCATCACAAAATCTTTTCTGTGCATTAGTCATTTACAAGCTCCTTTTCTACTTCTTTTATGTATCGTTCTACTATTTCATTTATAAAGTCATTACTACATGCTACTATGTCACATATGTCTTCATGACTAAATTCTTTTTCTTGTTGATTATGTCCATATTCATACATCCAAACATGAACTAATTCATGTTTTAATGTTTTTATTAAATTAGATTGTTCTTTTAATAATAGTATTTCTTGTGTTTTATATATTGTTACTCCTAAAGTATAGTCATTTTTCATTTCATTATTTATTTCTGCTTCAGTTATTTCTTTTATTGTCCATTCTGTATTATTTATTACAAATTTCATGTTTACTCCTCAATATCTATAGCTCTTTTATAAATTTTTCATAATCTGCTGCTACTTGATGTTCTATTCTGCAACCTCTTGCATTTTCCCAATCTGGCATAAATATTACAGCATCTACTTTTCCTATTGCCTCTATTGATTTTGCTAAATAATAAATACTTTCGTCACAATCTTTTGGTGCTTCTTCTGTAAATATTGTATCTATTACATAATGTCCTTGTCTTTGTAACTCCTCTACTAATTGTTGTCTTTCCCTTCTTATACGTTCTGAACTTTTATTTTTCATTGGCTGACTTATCATTATTCTCATGTTTTTTTCCTTTCTTTTTTTATATAAACACTATGTAAGATATAATTTGTTCTATCCTACATACTATTTATAGTGATTTTTGCTAGTTAGTGTAGATAAGGATTTGCACCTTATATGAATAACTTTTGAGCTTTACTTAAACTTATCTACTGGGATATCTCCGCCACTACTTCATAATCTATTTAAGGTCAATTATGTTCGTGCGTTATTCTGCACCTGCACAGTGTCTACTATTACCATTCAGCGATAATGGGTCTTCCCACCGTACTCTACCGCCGTTTAGTTTTACCATATTACGCACTAAACGTAATATGTCTATTCCACCACTACACTAATGATAGCTACAAAAATAAAATGAAACCATGAAAGCCCTCTCTATCTTTCAGTTATGGGGCTTGGTTGCGATGGTTAGAATTGAACTAACTTACTCTAGTTTATGAGACTAGCGAGATACCGTTTCTCTACAATCGCAATATATAGACTTAACTAGCATTGTCTATGATAAATTTTATTTAAAAGGAAATTTGCTTATAAAATATTAGAAAAACATTATTTTTCTTAGTTTATACGAGCGAAAGAAGGATATATTAATTAGCTAGTATCGTTAATATTTTATTTAAAGAGTAGTAGACGCTTACTACTCTTACACCACCGTAACCTTGGGATTTTGACTTTTCCAGTCTGGTCACGAATACTTGGGGTTATTTCTTCTTTTCAGGAGAAAAAATGATAAATTACTAAGACAGTATGTAAGTTTTCATTACCTACATTACTACCATATTAATTGTATCAAAAAAAAAGGGCTATTTTTCCCTATTTTTTCTGCCCTCTTTAAATTATTCCAAATTCTTGTGCTAAATAATATATAGACTTATTGTATATATTGTAGTAAGTATTCTTATTAATGTGTTTCATCTGTTCACAATATGTAAAATCGCAGTTTTCTTTAAATATTAGTTCAAATACTTCTTTTTCAAAACTATTTAGCCTGTTTATTACATTTTCTACATAGTTAATTCTTTCTTGACAATATAGTAATGTTCTTGTACTGCAACTGGATTGTTTTATTAATCTATCTAGTTTGCTTTTATTAGTCCAATATTGCCTTAGTTCTCTTTCCATTTGTTTTTTTATTTCTTTTGAAACTTTTTGCATTCTTTTCTTCTCCTTTTGCGAAAAAAATTAAACTTAAAAGTCCGTCTTTTTCTGTTAATATAGCCTTGTTTTCCTCACTAAAGTAGTCCTCTGTTGACATGTCTTTTTTATATATACTCCATTTTGATATATTCCCTTGATTATTTAATTCTCTACAAATGTGAAAATTATCTCGATTAACTGGTTTTATAATATTGTGAAATAATTTATATGGTATTGCACCAGTTCTTCTATATATTTCTATTCCTTCTTCAAAATCTAATCTCTTTTCTATTTCTTGCATTATGTACTCTTCAATAATATTCACTATAGCTAATAGCTGTACAAAAAGTATAAGAAATATATTATGTGGACTTGGCATTAATGTAAGAATAAGTATAGTTATTGTTGCTACAACTATATAAATTCCTAAAAACATATTTTTTAATGTTAGTATGATATTATATCTGTTTTTAGATAATAGAAAATCTAGTTCCATATTATTGCTCCTTCCATTTTATTTTATTTTCACTATTTACTATTTCTGTGAAAGTTATTCCATACTCTTTTAATTCATTTACACAGTCATCTATACTTAAATAACCTTCTTTGAAACAGTCTATATTGTTCCATATTCTTGACATAACTTCTGTTAATCTTTTCTTTCCAAATCCACATACATAATGTAAAGTATATGCTACTGTAATACCATACAAGTCTAAATAATCATTTATCAATTGTTTCGATTTTTGTTCACTTTCTATTATTATCCCATTGTGTACATCATCTATCCATTTCATTAACTGTTTTTCATCTTTTTGTATGAGTATTTTACTTAGTTGTTTTCTTTGTCTATGTGTTAATTCCATCTTTATTCCCCATTTCTGATATTAAATAATCATATAATTTTTCTGGTGTAGTTAAATCTATATATTTTCCTATTCTATCATCGAATATATCGTTAATGCCTATGCTTCCTCCATAGTCTTGTTCATATATCCACCAACTTATTACTTCTCCTTTGTCATTAAACATATTTTCTAACAACTTCACTACTACTGTTTCATGTCCTATACATATACTACCTGCATTCATAAAATCCATTTCTCTATTTTCTATATTGTCTCTAAATAGGTCTTGTATTTTGTTCTGTAAGTCATTATAGTTTCTTAGTCTGTTAATTATATCTACAAATTCTTGTTTAGTTATCATAATTTCAAATCCCTTCATCATTAAATATTTCTTTTCTTACATTTGTTATTTTAAAATTTTTTTCTGGTATTTTGCTAAATACTTCTAAATTGTAAATGTTATGTTCATAGTTGTAGCAAGAATACTCTCTGCAAATTAAAGGTCTATTTTTGTATATATCACACTCATTTTTGTAATTTAGAAAAGGACAAATATTATACCAATCTTTATTTAGTAAATGTTTATTTTCTTTTATTGCTAATTTTTTCATAGTCTTTATTTCTTCTTTTTGAAGCGGTAAATAGTTAGAACAGCATTTCCCACATTTAGAACATTCAAACTTCATTTTTTACTCCTTTTTTAATTGATTATATATTTCTTTTCTTAATTCTTTCATTTTTTCCACATCTTCAAGTTCGTGACCTTTTCTTATACCTATTAAAACACTAGGTGGTGTTGGTATTTCTTGATTAATAGGTTTCCATATATGTAAGCAATAGTCGTGATTATTTACATATTCTTCTTTCTTAGGGTGTAATTGCATACAAACTTCGTCATCATTCCAAAAAACATCTTTCATATAGCACATTTCTTCCCAAGTTGGGCATCTAGATAGAGTAGATACACTTAGATGTTCAAAACTACAACCTGTGCTAAATATAAAAAATAATTCATTCTCAAACTTTGGTTTTCCATTTTTGTAACTAACTTTTGTATATATTATCCCTGCAAATCCATCTTCTCCTTCTGCTATGATTTTAAGTCCAGATGTGTTTTTAATATCTTTTATATTTTTCATTTTATCAATCCTCTCCAGTAACTAATCGTTTCTTTCCTCTTAACATGAAATTATTGTGCAGCAATTTAATCTTTTAGCAAATTCTTGCTTTGTAAACTTCATGTTTTCGTTAAAGTTTTTTATGTTTCTAAATCCATCTTCGTCTAGTATTTTTATATGTTCTTTTTCTCTTAATTCTTTGCACCATTCTTTGTATGTCTTTATAATTATTGTATCTTTTTGTATTTTGTGTTTTGATAATCTATCATTTTCTTTAACTAAATTTATTATTTGTTGTAATGGTATGTTTGCTATCTCTCTATGTATTCTTTCTGCCTTATATTTTATTTTCAAGTCTTTTACTATCTGGTAAGCTTTTTCTTTTTCTACTTTTACAACTTTAAATCTATATTTTCTTGCATCATTTCCAATAAATTTAAACAATAAGGTATTTGCACCTTTTTCTGTTGTTTCACATATTCTAGGAAATTGATATTCTTTCTTTAAATTGTTATAAACCATATATCTATATTCTTTATTCATTTTATCATTTATCATTGTAACCCCTTCTTTTATATACTTCTTACTTCTATTTCGAATGCGTCTGTTTCAAAGTCGTATCTTATATTTAATAATCTTATTTTCATAGTTTATTCCTCCTCAAAGTAATCTAATATTGCATTTGCTAATTCTTTTGCTTTATCTTCTTGTATTACTATTTGCAATCCATTAAATGTTATTATTACTTCTTCATCATTAAAATTAAATACCATTGTTATTCTCCTTTCTCTAACAATTCTGGATTATCATATATATTGCCTATTATTTCAATAGTATCTAGATTTATACTATATAATAAATATGCTTCGTCTTTTGTTGTTCTTTCGTTTTCAAAAATTTCTACATAAAAAGCTCCTTCTTTAAAAACTACTTTACCTTTTGCCACAAAAGTATCAAAGTTTCCAACAAACATATCATAAGAAAATTCAATTATATCTCCCTCGTATATTTCTTTTCCATTTTTATCTTTTAGTCCTGTGTATTGCATAACTTCTACGCTATCTGTTACATCGTTATACTCAAAATCTTCATAGTCGTCATAATTGCTATCTTTTTTTAATACTTGGTCTAGTCTAAATACAAAAGGCGGTTTATATTCATAATCTTCATCATCAAAGTATGTCATTTTTTCATATTCTTTATCCCAAACTCTAAATTTTATATCTCTCATCTTTCTTCCTCTACTTTCCTAAAATTGTTCTATTGTTCTATTTTTATACTTTTTTTAATAAACTTGTACTACTTTTTTATATTAAGTTTGTTATTTTTGCTCTATTTTATAGCAATTTGCATTATACTGTTCATGTGTTAATATTGTTTTTATATTTTTTTCATCTATAATTCCTATTAAAGCTATTATAGATTTTCCATCTTTATATTGATTTATTTCTTTTACATATTTTCCATTCACATAGTCTCCTACTTCTATTAAGTCTATTATGTTTTTGCTATGTTTTACTATTGCTTTTGTAGCAGTGGTATATAAAGTTCCATTTTGTAGCATTGTAAACCATTGACTTATTCCTTCTTCTTCATATTTTTGAAATATTCCTATGTGTCCGCCATTTGTTCTTACATATTCATTTGCTTCAATATCCATACTTTACTCCTTCACCGCTATTCTTGATAATTTGATTTCTGCATTATCAAATCCATTATTGAAAACTTTTTCATCTTCTTGTAATAAATACCTAAATAATTCGTTTGCACTATTAAATAATATTCTTTTTGGACAGCTACCATTTTTATAATCTTTTTCATATAAATATTTAAACATACCTTACTTCTCCTCAACTTTCCTTTCAAAATATTGTTTTATGCAGTCTTTACAATTTTTATATTTTAAGCAATCGTTAATTCCTTTTGATTTTTGAATATAACAATTTTCACTTATTTTTACTCTTTTATAAAATTCATTTATAATTAAATCTATTATCTTATCTTTCTTTTTATTTTCTTCTTGCTGTTCTTTTAGCATAGATAATACTGTTTGTCCTTCTTTTGTTGTAAAAGCTCCATATTTTGTATTGGCAAATTCATTTAAGCTCTTTATCGCTTCTCTTTGTTCTTTTTTCATTGCTTGTTCTCCCTTATTCTACTTTGTATAATCTACTTTCTTTTAATTCCCACTCATATTCTGTAAAGTCATCATTGCTTGTTCTTATTCTATCAAGTAAATCTATCTCTGTTATTCTGCGATATTCTCCTTCTCCATCTTTCCAATAATAATCTTTAATTTCTTTTTGTTCTAAAATACATTGTATAATTTCTTCTAACATTTCTTTTAAAGTTATATGCCTCATTCTCCCAACCTCCTTCCACACATTGGGCAGTAGTTTATGTCTATTACTTCCTTTTTATAAGAATTAGTATCAACACTTAAATAATAAAAATTTTCATCACATACATTTCTTACTATCTTTATTGTTACTCTTTGATTTTTTCTTATATTTCTTTTTGCTTCATTTTCAATATCATCTATCTCACAATACTTACACATTTTTATTTTCTCCTTCCAAAAGTTCTTGTAAAACGTTTATTACTATTTTATCTACTATTATCCAGTTTGGATGTCCAACGTCTTCTTCCATTTTTCTGTTATACTTTTCTATCTTATCTTTTACTTTTTGTTTTGGTATGTAATTGTCGTCTACATAATCTAAATCTAGCTGTCTATTAGCTTTCTCTAGTTCTTCTTCTAACTCTTGTATTCTCTTGTCTTTTTGCTCTAACTCTGTTAATAAGCAATCTACAAATTCAAAGAAAAAGTCTTTATTTATACTTTCTACTATAAATTCTTGCTCTTTTGTCTGTTTATATGCTTCTATAAAATTATTTAATCTTTTCTCATTTTCAAAATTTGTGTTACTTATTTTATTATTCATATCCATCTTATAACGGTCTCTCCTTTCCAATTTTTTTGCCATATAAACCAACAATAACAAATAGCCGTTGCATTATATTTTTCAAATTCTCCATTCATTGCACATAACTGTCTTTTAGAATTTACATATATGTATTTAGGTGGATATTTTTTAAACATTTCTTTTCTAGCTTGTCCCTCTAAAAATTGTATTTTTAAAAATAATATTAAATAATAGTTATCTTTTAATAAACTCATTGACTTTTCTACAAATTTTTCTGCATATTTGAATGGTGGGTTAGTCAATATATCTCCTTCAAAACTTGTATCTTGTTTTAAAAAATCAACATTACCTATTCCATATCCTCTGTCAACAATATCTGTACTATGCACATTATATCCTTTTTCTTCTAATACTTTGCTTAAATGTCCTTTTCCACATGCACATTCCCATATATTTTTATGTAAATAAATTTTATCTTCATCTAATTTTTCTAAAAATATTTCTAATGATTTTGGGTCTGTAGCATAGAAATCGTTTTGTTCCCTTTCTTTGTTACTGTGATTACTTGCCCCTAATTGTACAAATGTACTTTTTTTATTTCCTGTCCAATCTAAGCCCATATTATCTATTTTTCTCCTTTACTAGCTCATAATCTAAGTCATTTCCTGGTACTTTAATGCAGTAGTCATCATAATATTTTTCGGGTAATGTAGCTTTTGTTATGCCCAATATTTGATAACCTTTCCATACAATCATGCCTGCAGGTAAATCACTAATCTTTATCATTATTTGCTCCTTTCATTAAATTGGTTTGAAATTTGAAGATTATTGGCTCAATAAAACTTTGTGCTTCCCAAGTAGTGACTTTGTTACCTTTCTTTTTCTCTATTCTCACATACTCTTTAACTATTTGTTTTACTGTAAAGCCCTTCTTCCATAACTCTATAATCTCTGTACTAGACATTACATTCCTCCCATTTTAAGTCTTTCTGTTTTTCTAGTATTGTGTATTGTTTCCATATATCTTTTGAGAATTTAATTAACCTAAAATTTTCTTTACTGTATGTTTTAGTGCTATATTCTGTTCTTTTTATAGTATTTTCATTCATAAGTGCTATAACTAAGTCTCTAGCTAAATTTCCAGTTGCCTTGCATTGTTTCTTATATATTCCATAACCTTGTTTTAGATTGTCTCTACCTGTTTCAAATACAGCACATATATCAAAACTTACAATTCCAGATAAAAAATGAATTGCTTGTTTAATATCAATTTCGCTTTCATCGAAAAAACAAAATCCAATACTATCTGACTTAAAGCCCATTTCTCTGTGATTGTTGTTATTTATTAATACCTTTCCTGTCTTGTACATTTCAAATTCACTATTACTCATAAATCTAAACACTCTCATATATTATTTTCTCCTTTTTCTGCTCCCATTCTAACTGCTTGTTGTATATCCGCTTTAGTTAATACGCCTTTTAAAATTAATTGCTCAGTCATACTCGCTATACCTACAAGTAATTCTATTTTGTCTGTAAATATATATCTTTGTATAGAATTTGGCTCGCCCTTCTTCTTAGTAATAACTATTGAATATTCAGAATTTATATATGCTTTTCTTGTTTCTATATTCATTTTTAACCTCCAATTAATTCTTTAATAACTCCATTTATTAATTCCCCAAGTTTATCTACAGTAGGTTGTCCAGTTAGATTTAATTTTTTTGCTATATATCCTGGTGCTTTTTCGTTAGCATTTATATCAAAGCCAAAAGCTCCAAAACCAATTATTGATACAAATAATTCATTTCCTCTAATTCCTCTTTGTAGATAATTCCCAGATACTCTGTTAGCTTTATATGAAAATAGTAGGTCTAAACACGTCATTTCTTCATCTGTCCAATTTATAATGATATTATTGTTTATTAGTGTTTTAGCTATATCTATATATGTTTCTTTTCCATTCATTACTTGTCCATATTTATCTTGTTTCATTTAATAACCCCATTTCTATTTTATTTAATTAATACTAAACTCAAATTTTTATATTTATATTCGAACATCTTCTGCTTTAGTTTAAATTCTTTTGTCTCAAATCCTTTTACATCTTCTACAACTATACAGTTTTTCTCTACATCTAAATACATAAAGTCAGCTGTATATGTAATTGCTTTATATCTTTTTCCATTTTTTATAAAAGCTTCTTGTAATTCAAATTTAGGTTGTAATTCTAAACTTTTTATTTTATTTGCTTTTTCTAATAAACATAATTCTTTATATCTTTTGCTCTCTGCTATGCTGTCAAATACATAGTTATCTACTGTAACTTTTTTGTTATGATATTTACTCATTTCTTTATCCTCCTAAATAGTTGGTATATGTTTTTCTTGTTTACTTAAAATCTGTTTGTTTGTATCTATATACTTCACGTTGCCCAGAACAATATTTTTTAATGTTTTTGCTTTTTCTTCATTCGTTAATTTTAGAAATTCTTGACTATTTATTGTTAGCATCGTATCACTCCTTTAAACTCACTATTTCTTTTATTGAATTTCAAATAAACTTTGCCAGTTTCTCCAGCTCTTTGCTTAGCAACTTTGAGTGTAATATCTTCTAAAGTGCCTTCTGTGTTTTCATTTTCTTTGTACAAAAACAACACATTATCTGCATCTTGTTCTATCGAACCAGACTCTCTTAAATCTGCTAGAGTAGGTTCATTTTTACTTGCATTTCTGTTTACCTGACACAAGCCTACAATTGCAATGTTTAACTCTAAACTTAATAATTTAAGAGTTCTAGTTATATCTGCTACTTCTTGTTCCCTATTGTTGAATTTGCCTTTGTTTTTTACTAGCTGTATGTAGTCTATAATTAGCAAACTTAAATCTTTTTTATTTTTTAGTTTTCTTGTTACAGTTTCTATTTGCTGTAGTGTCATAGCATTGGTTATTAAGTGAATTGGTAATTCTGCAATTTCTGAACTTGCTATAGCAATTTTGTTTAAATCATCTTGCTCAAGTGTGGACATACGCATTTTATAAGAGTTTATTCTTGTTTTCCTTGCAAGTATTTTTTGTATGACTTGATAATCTGACATCTCAAGGCTTATTATTCCTACGTTTACCCCTTTACTAGCAACATGTTCTGCTATCTGTAGTCCTAATGTGGTCTTACCCACTCCTGGTCTAGCTCCGAATAATTGTCAGCTCTTGTCTATGTAAACCACATAACATGTCGTCTAAGTCTTGAATTCCAGTGTATAGTGAATAATCCATGCCTTTTAGTACGTTATTTTCAATTGTTTCAACAGTATCTGAAACTTGCTGCATAAAATTTTTTTCTGTCAACTCTGATTGCTCAATTTTGTTTATGTTTTGAACTATTGATTGAGCAATAATATCTATGTCGTCTGCATCTTCAATAACAGCTTCCTGACTAGATTTAAGTAAATCAAATATTTTTCTTTTTTTAGACAATTGTATTAACTCTTTGTATACACTATCTGCCGTTGCAGTTCGTACGTACTCTCCAAGTCCAGATAAATACTTTAAAACTTGATTTTTATTTGCTTTAATCCTAGAGCTTATGCTAAAGATTGATATTTCTTCATTTCTTGATTTTAGCTCATTTATAGCTCTTACAATCTTTTTGTTTCTGTCTGAAACAAAGTCATCTTCATTAAGCACAAAAGCTTCTTGCTCATAAATCACATAAAACAAAACAGCTTTTTCTATTTCCTCATTCCACATGGACTCTTCCTTTCTTGATAAGCTCTTCAATCGTTATTTTTTTCTGCATTAGTAAGCCATATTCTTCGTTCGTTAGGCATGATAGGTCGACACTCTTAAACTTGTCCTTATTCTTTTCTTTTTCATTAGGCGGAACATATCCGTCTCTTCTTGCCCATGTTTTTAGGGTCAGTAAAAAATCCTTGTACTTTCTTCCTGATTTTTGGATATATTCATCTAAGGACTGTATTCTTTTTTCATAATCGTTTGGAAAATATGCTTTTAGTTTTTCGTATTCTTCATCACTAAACAAAACGTGTTGATATTCTCCATACGCTTTCTTTTTACTTTCTTTTTTTAGTTTCGTTTCTTTTCTTTTATTTAATGTGTTCCTAACTTGCTTACCAACTTGCTTACCATCTTGCGTACTAACTTGCTTACCAATTTGATTACTTTCTTGCTTACTTTTTGCTATAGTAATCATTTTATAGTTAGTTGCTTTTGTGCCATTTACCTTAAAATCTATTAATCCATATTGCTTTAATGCATTCCTTGCCTTTAAAACTCCAGAACGTGACATTCCAGTGTTCAATTCAAGCGTAAGATTCGGTACAGTAAACCACTCTATCCAAGTGCATCTATTGTTTATCGCCATTAAGGCATGCCATAAAGCAATTTGCCCTGTAGATAACTGTTTAACTTGCACTAAATCGTAAAACGCGAGAATTTCAGCTAAGTAATTCATTTTTTCCTCCTATAGATTAATCTTTTAATAATTCTTCTATCGCTTGTTCTAATCCTTCTTTGTCTATCTTTATAACTTTTGTCTCTGTATTTGACCTTTGTATTGCATGTGTAACTTCATTCATTATCATTTCAACACTCGCTCCAGAATCTAATAATGCTGCTATAAAGCTTTCTAATCCATCTAGTAATAATTTTCCTTTACCTTTACATTGAACTTTATTAGTTTTGCCATCTCCTGTTATATGTATTTCAAATTTACTTTTCATTTTTTACCTCCAAATTATTCTCTTTCAAGAAATCTTCAAATAATTTTTTTATTTGAGTTTCAAAACTAATTGCTTTCTTGCAAAGAGTTTCATTAGTTATTGATTCAGTTTTTATTATTCGCTGTAAAGTATTAATTTTTAGTTCAACCAGCATTAGAGAAGAAAAACCATTTTTTCCTTCAATATTTTGTATTAATTCTAACAATCCTTGCATTGAAGAGTCTTTTCTTTCCATTTCTTTTCTGAAATCATTAATTTTTTTGTTCATAATAACCCCACTTTCTATAAATTAATTTTTCTTTACTCCAATTTGCTCCGTAAATGCCTTTTAAATAGCTTTCTACTATGTCGTCATATAATTTAGTATTTAATCCATTATCTTGCTCTCTGTGGCATTCTGAACAACCTGTATAGATATTTTCTGGTATTCCCAATCCCCCTGCACTTCGTGGTATAAAATGACAACATGAGCATTCAATTGGAACATATTTGTGGCAGAATATACATCTGTGATTATCTCTTTTCCAAACAATTTCTTTTATCTTCTTTGGTATCTCTGTTGCTTTTGTTTGTTTATGCTTATGTCCTTTTATATACCTTTGTTTTTCTTTTTTCTTTTTAGACGGTTTAGAAAAAGTAAATAATGTATAATCTATTGACATTTTTACACCTCTAATGTAGGTATTTCTAACTCACTGCACAATTGAATTGTTATATCTAAAAGCTCTGTCATTTCCTTTGTATTCATTTTTGAGCTACCAAGATATACTTTGTATATGTTGCACTCTTTATTGTTTACAAGCTGCTTTCGTATAAATTTAACCCCTCTAAATGTTTTTCTTAATGCTTCTTCCATTTCTGTTGCTGTTATAATGTATTCAGATTTGGCATCTGCTCTTTCTAATAATGCACAATATACTTCCATGTCTTCTTGGTTTTGCTGTTTAGCAATTTTATGTATTAATTCCCAAAGTAACTTATTTTGTTGTAAACTTCTTGTCGTTTTCTTTTCTTTTACTTCAAAGAATTTTGTATTATCTTGTTCTAGCAACCAAGTTATAGCTTGTTTTTGTGTTCCTATCATAGTTTATACCTCTTTCAAATTAAGGTTCTCCATCAAATCTTCGTCTGTCATTTGGGTCAAATTCTTCCTTGTCTGGCATATTATTTATAGCTTTAAATATTGATAAATATTGTTCTTTAGTTAAATCTGCTGTATTACTAATACCATAATTCTTCTGTAAATTATGAACTACATCTATTCCCTTGCGTACCATCAAAGCGTATATAGATTTAGCTTCTACATCTGTTACTTTGTTGCTTGTACTCTTCTTAGTTCCATTTTTATTTACAATATTCATATTGTCAGGACTTCCATTTTGGTCTGGGTCATCTCCAGTTATAATTTTGTAAGCTTTCATTAATGCATATTTATCTCCATAAGTCATTGCCTTGCCTGGAGCTTTATCTTGTGTGTCTACGCCATCGCCGTATGTTGGAACATCTATATATTCTTCTGGTTTTTCTATATTTACAAACCTATAAACAGTTTTTAATCTCATAAATATTTGATTGCCCTTTGTAACTTTTCCGTTATATTCTTTCTCAGTTTGCAAAATTGCATTGTCCACAATTTCTCTGTTAAATGGATATGAATATACTTTATATTTTTCTTCTAATTCTTTTACAGCTGTTAATACATCTGCTTCTCCAACTGCTTTATATTGACTTTGCCCCACTCCAACTTCTAAATTTTTTGCTACTTTCTTTATTTCAGATGTTATTGCTAATAATTTTTCGTATATATTCATTCTGTTTTACCTCCATAATTTTCATTGTAGTAGTTACAGAACTTACAGCAACTACAGTATTCTAAACATTTTCTATCTTCGCCTTTTCTTATTTCTAATTCTAGGCTTTCATCTTGTTTTAAATGTTCTTCTGCTTCTTGTAATGTGTCATATACTCTTAATGCTCTTTTGTTTCCCTTTTTCTTTACAGCATATTTATCTCCATCATTCCACCTAGCTTCTTCACTACAAATTGGAAGTTTGTCATCTTCTGTATTTTCATATTTCTTTATTTCTTCAAATTTTTTCACTATAAATTTTTCAATTTCTTCAAAATCCTTATTGGTAAAATCAAATTGTTTTATATAAACTGGATATTGTGGATATGTACTATCAACTTTTGCCTTTGTTTTACTATGGTCTTTAATAACTGCTACTATTTGTCCTTTTTCTACTTCAAATCCCATTTTTTTAAATGCCCATGCATACATTAAAAGTTGCTTTCTATACTCTTCCCAGTCATCATAAACTACTTTCCAAACAGAACATGTTTTATAATCCGTTACAGTCTTAGTTTCTGCATTAAACAAATCTGCTTGTCCTGACAATTTATATCCATCAAAAACTTCTTCTGCAAAGTGTTCCTCTTTAAACTCTGTATTTTCTTCTTTGCTGTTTTCTAATACACTGTGTACTGCTGTACCAAAGATTAACCATATCATGTCTGCTACATCTTGTTCTATTTCATTATTATGCCTTCTTGTTAGTAAAATTTCTCTTACATCTTTTAGTATTGAAGTAACACTGTATTGCTTATCTTTATACTCATATTCTCTTTCTACAGCACTTTTAAATGTCTTTGGTAAGTTTAATTTATTTGTTATTAGCATTCTTTTCCTCCTCAAACATAGAAATCAAACAATTAGTATCATTTAACATTGGTTTTAACTTTTCTAAGCAATAATCAGGATATAAAGTGCCTTGTAAAATTTCGCTAATTAAAGCACTTAAATTATCTTGTATAGTACAAACACAGCTATTTATCTTATCCAATTTATATTCTTCCATATTTCCTCCTTGCAAATAAAAACTATTTGTGTTATTATTTGTGTATAATTAATTTAAACAACCTCTGTGTATTAGATATGTACCTTGTCTAATACACTTTTTATTTTGTTTTGTAGATTTGTTACACTATTGAATTGTTGCATACTATTTATCTTTTTTATTTCATATAAAGCTGCTTGATATATTGCGTACTGAGTTTTTGATTGTTCAACCATCTTATCTTTCTCTTTTGCTTCTTGCCTTAATTCAACTATCTTTTTTTCTGCATTTTTTAATGAGTACCTAGTTTCTTTTAAAAGCGATTGATTTTCATTTCTTCTAAATAGCACATTAATTCCCTCCTTTCACTATTGACTTATTTATATTTTTATGTTAATATATAATTTATAAACAATTCGTTGTGACTACACTTTATGTGTAGTCTATTTTTTATGTATTATTTCAATAATATCTACTTCTAATGCGTTTGCAATTTTTTGCAAAGTAGATAACCTAAAATCATTTATTCGACTATGTTCTATTTTATCTATAGTATAACGACTTAATCCTGTTATTTTTGACAGTCTTTCCATAGACAAGTGTTTTTCTTGTCTTATTTTTCTGATATTATCTCCTATCATTTATCTATTCCTCCAAACAAAAAAACCAAGATGTAAAGTTAAATTTACATCTTGGTTATTGTTACATTTATTGGTAATAAACTTTGATTTTGTGCAATAAGGGATATTAAAAAATAATAGAAACAATCTATTTTATCCCCTATTTCTTTAAATCTTCGCCTTTTATATAAACAATTCGATGTAAAATTTTCTCTTATTTTTTATGATAATATAACATATATTATAAACTATGTCAACATTATTAAACAATTTCTTTATAATTTTCATCTAAGCTTTTTTCATTAGCTGATTTTTCATAATTATATTTAGAATCTGTGTATTGTGTAAAAATTTGCTCGTAAGTATCTTTAACCAATGAAATTCTTAAATTTTCTTCTAATGATTTATTTTCTTTTCTTCTTGGATAAATGAATTCATACGTATATTTATAAAATGCTAAACTTCTTAATATTAAATCTACCTGGCAATCTAATAATGATATGTCATGTTTTCTTATATGTTCTGTATCAAAGTCTAATATCATACTGCCACCCCTTTCCCCTCTTCTAATATTAATCCAAAATTTGATAATGGGTTCTTTTCTACAGCTTCTTTTACTTTTAAATTATGTACATGTGTATATATTTCAGTGGTAGTGATACTTGAATGACCAAGTATTTCTTTTATTACTAATAAATCTATATCATTTATATAAAGCTGAGTAGCAACCGTATGTCTTAAGCTATGAGTAGTGTAGTTATATTCTTCTAATCCTGCCAATTTAAAAGCTTTTTTACAGATATATTCTACTCCATGCTGTTGAAGTCTTTGTCCATTTTTGTTTAGAAATAATGCTTC